CGCGGGGTAGCGTTGATCCGCACCGACATTTGCAGCGGGTGGCCCTCGATCATCAGACTTGCTGCAAGCCGACCCGACTCGGTGGCGGCAGTCGTAACGCCATCAATCACGAGTCGAGACCCGTTAGAATCAGTGATGACTGTGATCACGCCAGATCCGGCGATCCCGTTCAGTTCATCTTCATGGTCAGCCATAACCGGCACGCGAGCGCCGGGGTTCTTGAGGCTCGAAAGGTCGATGGCGACGTTCCCGATCCAACCGTAGTCCGGGATCACTCCTCCAGAGTACGCCACGCCGGTGAACTGCACCGGCTTTGCCGGGTCGGTCTGGCCGGGCTGCACATCCGGTGACAGCGCGAATGACAGATTCCAGCCGGATGTCGGAAGCGCTTTATTGCTGCTCATTCGTGACCACTTTCGTCATGCGTATAATGTACATCACGGGCCGGGTGCGCTTCGGGCGTCGCATCGGGGAAAACATCGATGATCCGGTCCGGTCTATACGAATGCTGCATTGTATAGCACAAGAGCGCGGGAGCGCATCTCGAAAGTCAAGCGCAGCGTTGAATGCCCAACCTGCACAGAGCACGACACCAGCGGCAGGCCAGCGAACGACTTGCCCGCCGCGACGTACTTGATGGTATTGCTTGCCATCATGGCTTTGTATCCGGCCATCACATCCTGCATCGTGACAGCAGCTCCGATGAACCGCCGAAGATACTGGCTCACAACCTGCACCTCGACGGCCGACAGAACGCCGATACCGCCAGCAGCGAAAAGCGCGGACGGATGGGGTATGGGCCCGATCACAATTGATGTGGATGTGGCCGCGCCCTGGACGCTCATCGCCTGCTGGCTGAATGTCACCGCTTGGGCAGTTGCCGCCGTTGGCGGGATTGGAACAGCTGACGCCCGAGCAGCCCATGCGACGCGGTTGAGCATTGACGCCCCGTAGCCTGTGCACCATACCGGGCTCTGCTGCTGGAACAGGCTGCACTGGCTTTGCCGCGCCTGCGCGAGCGATGCGAGTTGCTGAGCCTGGAGCTGCGGCTGCACCCCCCATCCTGCATCAGGACCGGATGCCGGCGGGTTGACTGTCACGCCGCCACGTGCCAAAGCCTGCTGTGCGTTGAGGCTGATCAGGCGGCATCGGCAGTTGTGCCCGAGCTGCGGAGAGTGGCTGAGCCAATACCCGTCATTCACCGGTCTGATCACGCCATCAAGCGCTAGGTGCGACGGTCTGACACGGGCGTCATTGATCGCGTCGAACATCAGGTAAGGCCGGGTCGAGGCGTTGGCTTGGAATTGCTGCCACTGCCCCGCGTTGTAAGCCTGCTGCACCGCGTTTCGGAAGATCGTTTCAAGCCTCGCCGGCGGCAGGCCCAGATTCGCAGTCGCCGCCCAACGCTGGAACCCGGCAAGGCTTCCACCGCTCGAAAGCTGAGCCTGAAGCTGGGCGCGCACAAGCTGCACCTGATCCAAAGCCGCAAGGCCCGACACGCTGAATGCGAGGCCGCGCTGCGATGAGCTGAGCTGGCCGTAGTACGCGCTCGGCAGGACAACGCCACGGGTCGCCGCAGCGGTTACGGCCTGCCACATTGGGACACCGAAACCGATCGACAGGCTCGGCATCACTTGCCCTCTGCGGCGTGGGCGTACCCCATGACCTGGGCAGCGAACTGCGCACGCTCAAGTGTTGCAGCGAACTCAGCATCCGGCTTGCCCTTGAGCAGCATTTGCAACCTGTGCTCAAGGTCATCTACCGACCGCGCCGCCCTGATCGCCCCCGCGATGGCTTTTGCTTCGATGGGGTCAGGCATCGACAATAGCGCTTCGGCGGCCTGGTCTTCGATCACCTGCTGGCCAGGGCTGTACTTCGGGCCGCCTGTGGCGAAGCTGAAGGCTTGGGGTGCTGGTGTGCTGGGTACTGCATCGGCTGGCACCGTAAAGTCGGTCTCCAGAAGCCCATACTTGTCGCGGATGTAATCCGGGGTGAATTTTACCATGCCGGCATCGGTCAAGATCTTGTCACGCTCGGCACGAGCAGATTCAAGACCCGAGCCGTCCTCCATCACAAACCGCGCCTGCGCCGTGATGCCGTTGAGCATCAGCAGCATGGTGACGATGCCCTGGACGTGCCGAGTGATCATCCGGCAGTCTGCCCGCTTTTTCTCCTCGCGCACCGCATCATGGACCTGACCGAGTGCCCGATTTCCCGATCCGCCATCCGTTCCGCTCGTGAGCGTCTGGCCGAGAATAGTGCGGTGGTACCGGCGAACAATGGCTTCCTCGAACCTCTCGAATGCCATAGTTCCACCGCCGGCCGATGAAATGGCGGTGATGCTGTCGTCCGTCCCAGTTGCGATTGCAGCATCCTGCACGGCCATCTTGATGGCGTTGACAGCCACCTGCCGATCACCGTCAGTTTTTGCGTGTAGGAATGGGATCGACGCCCGCTCAAGGTACTTGACCCAGAATTTCCAGCCGTTCGATCGGAAAAACCAAGGCCAGTACAGCCGAGAAAGCATCGCCTCGCCCATCGGCTTGCGCAGCGTCTGATTCCTGACGCATGCGAAAAACTTGCGCTTGTCGAACGGCTGAAGCGACTCGCGCCACCCGAACCATCCGTCGGGCTGAATCATCGTCATCTCGAAAGGGATGTCAACGATCCGGCTGATCCCGATCCTGCCCGGAGTGGTGTTTGCTGGGTCGCTCGGCTCCGAGTAGATGACCTCCTGCACCGACAGCCCAAAAGGCACGGCAGACCACGCGCACTCCATGAGGCCCATAATCACCGGCCGCAGCGCCGTGGTGACGAACTCTGCTACATCGGGGTCATCGGACTCAATACGCCAAGGCACATTACAAGCCGCATCGCGCCGCGTCTCAAGTGCTGCGCTTACTTCATCGTCCGACTCGACCGCACGAAGCTGACCCCGCGTGATGCCTGCGCGCTGAAGCACATCGTCAGCATCACCGAGATAGCCGAATCGTGCCAGCATCGCATCGATGCCCGAAGACGTTGAGAGCTGAGCGAGCACGGATTTATCGAGTGCCATGTGTGTAAGTCCTTTGCGCGATTATGGCCTAGGCGGCGAAGCCTGATGACTTTCCTCGAATCATCTTGCTGAGTGCGTACCGCAGCGCATCCATCGTGTGATTGTCCTGGTCTAGCAGCACAGGCATTACATCGCCGCTGAGGCGGTCAACTTTGTAACCCCACTTCGACGCCTCGTCTGCAGTGTGCTTGCACCTTGGGTGGATGACGATCCTGTCAAAGCCGCGCAGGTAAGAGATTCCATCGGCGACCGATCCGGACCACTTATCCACAGCCCTGATCCTTGTCCAACCTGCCCGCTTTAGATAGCTGATCGTCTCTGGCCTGGCAGAGTCGGCATAGATGACGTGATCACGTGCGCCCGGAACCCCATCAAACAACTCGCCCGTCTTGTCGATGTCAACCCCGACACCGTAAGCTTCGTGATCGATCCATAGGGTGCTGTCGTGTACCCATGCACGCACAAGGGTTGTAGGGTCTTTGGCAAACCCCCAATCCGCCCCGTAATAAGGCCCATCCCAGCCGGTGGCGGCCTCAAAGTCGCGCACGCACCACTTGCCTTTGAGTACCTGAGCATCTGAGATCGTGCGGAACCCACCGCCCCACACATGCGAGTAGCGGTCTGGATCTGTGCCAAGCATCTGCACACGCTCTTGCTCCAGCTCAGCAGGGAACCAAGGGTTGTCGGACCAATTGACAGCGCGGGCAATGACATCAGTCCGAGGTGAGGCGCACCACTCTGCCCAGACGTAATCTGTCGGGCTGGATGGGTTGAAGGTGCCCCAGATCTCAGAGCCGGCCGCCCGAATCGTTGGTGTGAGCAGCTCCCACGAAGCGGCGCTCACGCCCTGAGCCTCTTCGACCCAGCACAGTCCAATGTCCTCCATCGACTTGATTTCTGCGGCGTTGGTGCGCAGGCCCTTGAACACAAACTCGGCCCCACTTGTCAGGCACCGGATGTAGGAGCGACCCACGTCGAAGTGGGCGTCAATCCCCATGGCAGAGATCTGGTCGGACAGCAGCTTATGCACCGAGTCCGTGATGCTCACCTGCAGCTCTCGACAGCACAAGATGCGCGACTTGGTGCCCAGCGAGTACAGCAGCGCCAGCCGGGCGAATGCCCACGACTTGCCCGAACCGCGCCCGCCGTAAGCGAACTTGTACCGGCATGGCCGCTGAAAATCACGCGTCCAGCCTGGGAGCTGAATCGACATACTCGATTGTGATTTTGCTCGAAGCCGCAGTCCCCGACTCACCCGGAAGAGGCGCTTGACGATTTGCCGCTATCAGCGCCAGACCGACACTTGCAGCGTCGTTTGCCAGCTTTGTTGCTGCCGCCACGGCTTGCAGATCCTCTTGCGATTCCATCGGGGCCTCAGGTTTTACACGCTCTGCAGCCCTGGTTGCTACGCTGCTCATGATCGCAGATGTTCGCGCCCCGTTTAGCGCAGACGTTGCGAGATCTCGGCTCACCCGCCCCAGCATGTCAGCCAGTGAGATGGCCGCACCTCGCTGGCTGGGCGGCAGCTCCGCAAGTGCGGCGTTGGCAAGTGCGAGCGTTTCTGCGACTTTTCGTACCTTCGCACCATCACTTCGCACCTTCGGCCCGAACCGCTTCCGGATCATCGCCTCGCTGATGCCGAATTCGCGCCCCAGAGCGGAATCCGACTCATCCGCGAGTCGTCGATTGTTGATCATCTCCCACTGCTCTTGAGTGAGTCGTGATTGACGGGCCACTTAAACCCCGGCCTTAGCCGCCCCGCTTAGGGTTTCGGCCTTGGGCGGCTGTTCGTCCGCGCTGCTGGTTGATCCGCTTGTAGCCCTCAGAACCTGATGCCATAGCTCATTTCCCCTCACCGACTTGTTGATCGTCTTGTGCCGCTCGATGATCTGAGCATGCACCCCGTGAGCGAAATCATACAGCTCGGGTGAGTGCTCAACAACGATTTGCTCAATGTTGTCTGATGACCGCAGATTGGCCGAGCCATGAATCACGATTTTTTTGCCGCAGGCTGTGCGGATCATGCAGATCTTGGTGTGGACCGCCGCGACCGCAATTTGAGTGCGATCCTCGTAATCAAGCGTCTCGTATAGGTACGGGACCATACCGCCGTTGCCGCGCTCGTGCTGGAAATAATGATCGGACACGACAATGTTCAGCGAGCGGACGTATTCGCCCTT